TCTTTAATGACAATACAGTATCAAAAAAAATAAAAAGGAGACGCTCCTCACGTCTCCTCATTATTTAGCCGTACCACAGAACAGTCTCAGACACATTGCCAGTGCCACTGATTGTGCCCTGACTGTTTGTTGCGATACCAGCAACCACATCAGTCTGAGTCATTGCTGTACCGTTCCAGAACAAGTAGCAACAGTGACCTGCTGTGTCACAAGCAAACATCATAACAGATGTAGCAGTAATGCCAACGTTTGAAAGGCGTGCCAGTACCTTCTTTGCATTGTCCTCAGTGAACCTGCCGCACCCAGAAGCGTTGGTAAGCGGTGCGATTTCGCGCGGGTACGAGTTAGTGCCATATCGACCAATAACAGTGCTCTTTTCGTTCTTGAGGTTGACAAGAAGGTCAACATCAGTTGCTTGTTGGTTTACGCCAGTGATAGACACGGCGCAGTTGGCATTAGCAGAACTGAAGGTTATGCCAATCATTTTACTGACATCAGTAAATGCTTGAACAAAGTTCAGCCCGTTAATCACTACGCTGTTTACTGATGGACCAATATTCATAAAGTAGTTGGTGCTGTCACAGGTAAAGTTAGAAATAAGGCAGTTATTGCCTCCAATAAGGATTGCGAAACTGTCACTGTAATAATCCTTGGACGTTCTCCAAGTAGTACAGTCAGTGATAATATGATTTGCGCCACACTGGAAACCGAGTTTGCAGTTAATGACGCTCACCTTATCCCACTCTTCGTCATTGCCGGGGGCATAGATACCGACACTATCATCAGAGTTGTTGCCGATAATAGTCAAGTTCTCGCCAGTGAAGTAGGCACCAGTTTCTGTGCCGCTCTCTTTGCAGTGGATGCCGTGTGTAGTGAATCCAAAGATGCACATTCCCTTCACGGAAGAGCGATGATAATGCGTCGCCTTAATGCCATACTTGGCTTTGTCGTTGCCGTCAATTTGACCGCCGTTAATGCTGAAATGGACGTAGCTCGACAGTGCAGTAGTGCCAGCCGGTACGTTGGTGTTATCAATGGAAATGACACTTTCCATCTCAGCAGTTGCCTTAATAATTGCGTTATTAGCCGCATAGATGCACACATTATTGGTAATGTTGAGTGTGGACTTGATGTTATAAGTGCCAGCCTTAATAACAACAATGCCCTTATCACTGTTCAATGCGGCTTGAACAGCGGCAGTGTCGTCTGCAATGCCGTCACCGACAGCACCGAACTGCTGAGGTGTTGCGATATCAGAATCCTTTGCTTCCGTAAGTTCAAACGGTTTAGCATAAAGGTCATTTTGAAGTGCAATAGCTTTTGCACTAGTAGTAGCAACAGCTTTATAGAAACTTCCCTTCTTGTCGTTGACTTCTGCATAGCCGCATGTCATAAGCGTGTCATTGAGCTGTACACGCTTGTCTGCGGCCATGTCGTCTTTCGTGTTATATGTGTACACAGTTTTTCCGACAAGGTCGTTTACAGTGTCAGAGTACTTCAGAACTTCCTTTTCATACCGCTCAACGTTCTGATTGTACTGCGTCACCTGAGCATTCCAGTCTGCGCTCTTAATCCAGAACTCAGTATTGGTAATCTCAGTGTTTGCAGGAACAGTCTTGCGGCTGACATAGCTCTGGTCATTGGTATACACCACGCTCAGAGCGGCGTATTCGCTGGCCTTATCCCAAGCGCCCATGAACTGTGGAGCATAACGAGCACCAATATACTTCTTAATAGCCATATTAGAAACCCCTTTCATTAAATAAACTGTCCACCCATTGAACCAGAACACCCGGTTCACCCTCCCGATAGGATTGAAGAGTGCCTATCACACGTTAAAGTTACTGTACAACTTCCGGTTCCCAGAGCAAAGCAAGTTTGCCATAGTCCTCAGAATCAGGGTTCATGTCTGTGTCAAAGTCAATGAAGTCCCAAGTGTTAGGAATCCAAGCGATAAAGTAGCCGTTCTCGTCAACCTCGAACCACACATACTTTACAATTTTGGAAACCATTACCTGTAAGTTGTTGTCAATCCACGTTGCAAGAGCCTGTACATAAGTTTCGATATAGTCACCGTTAATGAGTTTCTCAATCTCATTGTAGCACTCCTGCACGGTTTTGTCAAGCTGTTCAATTTTTGCATTGATATCAGCTCTAAACGCTTCGTTCTCGGTGTTGACTTTGTTTTCAAAGTCGTCCAGCTGTTTCTGTAATTTTTCTTCTATCTTGTCGATTTGAGAGTAGAATGTGATAATTTCATTGAACTGTTTCACAGCGCTGTTGTAGGTTTCAACAACTCGTGCCAGAATCTCATAGTCGCTAGAACCAGGAAGGAAAGTATTCAGGTCAAACTTACCCGGAATCGGCAGGAAAGGCAACGGAGTAAGAGTAGTAAGTGGCATAGTGACACCCCCTTTACAGATGGAAGTAGTCGAGCACCCACCGAAGCAGGGCACTCAAGAATTTAGCCCACGAGACTAAATCCATAATTATCACCCCTTTCAGGGCAGTGCAATCCACCCATCAATGTGATACTCCTGAGATGCGTCAACAGCCTCACTAAGCTGGATAGTGATGTTGTGCAGGCCATCCACAGAACTGGTGTTCTTGATAGTTGCGGCGGTACTGGTAGCGTGGTCAGAACCGGTGTTGTAACAGTTAATCTCAGCATGAGCGCCAACGTTGGGCAGGTTCACACGCAGTACAGGGTTGTCAGCAGCGACAGTACCGGTAGCAGTGAACACAGCATTGACGTGCAGTGCATTGTTCAGCAGGTAGGACACATCTTCATTGATTTTGATTTTGCTGTCAGCAGACTGAATGAAGTTGACCATAGTTTTACTCCTTTACAAAATTCCCATGAAGCAATCTTTCAAACTGTCGATAACCTCTAAATCCAGATTGCGTACAGATTCAGAGTATTCTTTGAACAGTTCTGCGTAAGACTTGTTGTTCAAGCCAGACACGGTTCTGTTCCGGTTGTCATTGTGCTGTCTGTCTGCTGTGGTGCGTTCATCGAATGTGGTTGTTTCTTTGCTGTTATAAGTGGTGGTATCTGTGCTGGTACTGTTACCTGTGTTAGTGCCGTTATTTTTATTTTTGTTAGCAGAGGAAGCGTAGGTGTTATTTGCGATATCACTCTCGATGTTGAGCATCTGAGCAGGAGTGTCAGAATTAACATTGAGGGTGTAATCGTTATGAGAATTGTTTTGGGTACTGCTATTGACAGTGGTATCAATGCCAGACCTAGCAAGTACATCAGTACCAGTTTTCGTCCCGTTATCCGAACTAGTGCCGTCAGCTTTGATAACCTCATTGAGTGTGCCACCAGTGTAGAATTTCCATTTTTCCGCCATAGCGTCATACAGCAGATTGAAGTATGGCATTTTCTCATTCAGAGTGTTGTTGAGGAAAAGTTTGAACCTGTCAGGTGGCAGACAGCAAATCTCGTTGAAATAGTAGTGGTTAATGATTTTCTGGTTCAGTGCTTCTCTCCAGGTCTGCATATCGCCAGCAGAATGTAGAAAAGACGGAAGTGGGTAATCTTTCATGCCAATGTCGAACCCATCGAGAGTAAGCAGTTTTCCCAGTTCAATGGTATACGTTGCCATTATTCCTCACCCCCGTTATCATCTCCACCACGAGCACGCACATAGGAGATAGTGGAAGCATTTTTGCTGTACTTGTCACCATCAGTGATATACGGTGCATTTGCAAGCCGAACAGATACGTTCAGTCCGAACATATCATTGATAAGTTTGCAAGCGTGCTTTCGCTGAGACAGACCAATGTTAGCAAGAGCATTCGCTTGCTGGTTAAACTGTTCTACCTCGTCAGTTACTCGCCGTTCACGTTTAAAGTCTGCCATGCCGACACCAAGGAAAGACAGGTACTCATTGTACTTCGTAATCTTGATATCCTGCAACTGACCAGCAACGAATGGTGCATCTGTGCGGAGAACCATGAAACTGTTCGGGTCAAACGTGCCTTTCATACCGTAGATGACAGGCGTGTTGCCATTGTACTTCTGATATACAGCCTGTGCGGTCTGTTTCTGTTTGGTGTCAGTAAGAATCAGTACAGGAGTTTTCTGAGCGCCGATGTTGACTTTGATAGTCTGGTCGATATCGTACAAGTCCTGTGTGTAACGGATAGTGGTAAGGAAAGTCGGGTACATATCAGGCGTGTTTCTGATAAGCACGCAGTCCTTCATATCGTATTCGGGGAACGTTTCCACAGGGCTGATAGGCCTGATATACATAGGTTCATTGTAGAAGTTGATTCCACGAAGAGTGCCATTCAGGCACATATAGCCACGGGTTGCATGGTTGAAGAAAACAGCTTTACCGTAGGTGAACAGGCAATATTCAAGATATCGCTCGTTCACGCTGTCGGGCAGTCCTTCCCACTTAAACATTGTACAAGCAAGGGATTTAAGGCGAAAGTAATAGTCAGCGTAAGCGGCGTGTGACGCTTGTTTGTCTGCGAGTTCGTTATCGTAATTGTACATTTGAATCACCTCTTAACCGAATATAGAGCTGATAAGCCAGCTAATACCAGCACTGGCAAGAGCACCGACAACATAGCCGACAGGGCCAGCAATGGCCGCTCCAATTTGCCCGCCTATCTGTGACCCAGCGATATTTACTGCAAGAGTAGTTAAGCCAGTAACAACCCAGTTAGATACGACTGGAACAAGATATTTTTGAACAACTGTGGTAGCGACAGTGGATACAACCTGAACCAGAACGTTTTTAGCCGCTTGCTCAATAGATATATCGCCCTTCATAACGCCGCCAATTGACTGGCACATAGTGTTGATGATGCCGGGCATTAAGTCTGCGGCAATCTGGTTAAGTTCTGTGCTCTGTGAATGAGAACCAATATAGGAAGTAATTGCATTTGCTAATGCGTGGGAACCAAGTTCACAAACATAGTCGATTGATTGTCTTTTGGTGACTTCCAAGAATTGACCAGCGGCTAGTTTTACATCACCTGTTGTGAGTGCAGTAGTAATGGCTTGCCAGCCGTCTGCAACAATAGTGTCAACATAAGAATCAAGAAGATTCAGTGTGTGTACACCTAGTTCAGAGTTACGGTCAATCTTAGTAACGTCTACAATCCAGTCTTTTAGCTGTGATTTTGCTTGGTTAATTTCGTTCTGTGCGGCTTGTTGTCCAACGGAGATAGCATATTGTAGAAGGTTGTCTATTTTGTTTTCAACAAACCAGATTGAGTTGTTTACAACGTCAGAACAAAACTTGCTAAGAACTCCGCTGAAATCACCAGTAGTGAGAATATCAGTAGCGTATCCAGCGGCATTTGTTTTGATGCCATCTAACTGCGCTTTAACGTAGTCTTTAATAAGTTTTGCCAAGTCGCTGGAATGGTCAACGTTCTTTGCGGCAATGATTCTGTCAGCGATTCCATTTACAGTTTCGTTGAACTGAGATTCAGTAACAGTACCGTCCTCAGATGCCGCACCCTGTATTACTTTGATATCAGCATCAGTAACGTAAGGGCTTTTGTGCATCTCAACTTGGCTGTAATGGTGGTCTGTATAAGGAATGCCGGGAAAGTCTTTGATATCGTTAGGATTTACACTAAAAGTGTGGCTCACTTTGCCGCCATCAAAGTTAGTGTAGTCTGTGCGGGTTGCAGAAGTAAAGTAAATCTGGAAGTGAAGGTGTGCGCCAGTAGATGTGCCAGTGTTGCCACAAGTGCCTACTTGGTCGCCCTGAGAAACTTTTGTTCCTACGGAAGGCCCAAGTTTTTCCATGTGGGCATAACGTGTATAGTAACAGTTTCCGTCTGCGTCTTTTGTATCATCGTGTCTGATAAGAACAGTGTAACCCCAAGACGTAGAAGAGTAGCTTTGTACCACTGTACCAGCTTTAACTGCGTAAATTGGTTTTCCGGCAATCTGCCCGGGTGTTCCGGTTGTCAAGTCAATGGCAGAGTGCTTTTGGCTATATGCTTGACTACAATACCATAGTCCAACGCCAAGCGGGTGAAACCATTCATTGGTGCTGTAAAAACCAGTCACGCTGTTTTGTGCATTACTGCCGCCAGTTCGGGGTGAACCAGCAGTTATTTTGATTGTGATATAGTCGTGGTTATTGGCAACAAAGTTATTGGAAGTCAGCCAAGGGTTCAGCTGTAATAGCGTTTGGACAGGCACACCGCACATTGTTGAAATCTGCTGAATATCATCCATCCATGAACTGGTATACTGTACCTTTAAGGTAGCGTAAACGGCATTGCTGGCAGTTGACGCAGACTTAAATTCTTTTAGCGTTTCTGCCGCTGAGTTTGCCATATAATCACCACCTTACACAATAGCATTGTTTTGTCCAAAGTTTCCGTATGTTGCAGTGTAAACCCAGAAGAATATACCGTTATTGAATGCACGTTTGATAATGTTCATATCATCGTCAGGAAATTCACCGCTGGCATTTAAGCCATTGGTTTTGATGTAAGTCCAGCTGGCTCTAGCATGAAGGTTGATTGCCCTGTATTCGCTCTGTTTGTAGCCATAGACGGTTAGGAATTTGTCAATTCGTTTCAAGATATCAAGAGGTGGGGTTTTGAACCCATAAGATAAAGCAGTCTTTTTGCCAGCTATATAAATGTTGCTTTGTGCAACTCCACCAATTGCGGGAGCATTGTAATTTTCAGAAATAGCAGTTAAATCTTGAGTTATTTCATCAATGCCAGCTTGAATTTGTCCTGTTTCACGAGCCGCATTAAGGACAGTGGATGCACCAGATATTCCTTGGCTAAGTGCGTTTCCTACATTTCCCTTTGCCCATGTTAGAGGGTTTGCTAAATCTACGCCAGCACCAATGACTTGCAAAGCTCCACCAGCACCGCTCAACGCTCCTTGATATAGGTTGTAACGTCTATTTTCTTTATTGCGCTGTACCATAATTGAATTTGACGCATTGTGCAAATTGTAATCATTCTTGTACTGATTATACCCCCATTGGCTTTCAGGGATTGATACAGCCATTGACATTGATGCAATGTTAGTGTTACTATAATTGGTGATAATAAAACCGACTAACCCGGAAGTGTCATCAACTACGATTTTGCCGTTAATGTTTGCGCCAGTGATATATTCAGGATTGAACTCAATTTCTTGTCCCATCATTTGAGCATAAGCCGTAAGGAAAGCGCCAGACAAAAGTTTTTTGTTTACAGGAGTATAGCTAACACCGTTAGCATCAATGTGTGAAGGGTGTTTTGCATAAGCGATAGTTGCATCATGGTTAGCGGGCCATTGTTGGATTTTGGTAACTGCTGTTGCTGTGCCATTTTTAACATAGCCATTGAGTAAGTTTGTAAGAGAAGCATTGTCATACTTTTTTCTGACAGCTCCAGCGCCGGAAATAAGGCCGTTTAAGTCAGCAGGTGGAAGCGGATTTCCGGTATAATCAGTAGTTGCAAACACAGTAACCCAGTCCGGTTTCAAATCCTGACTGCCTACCTGATAATACCCACCGTTTCCTGTTCCGCTGAAATCCTCAGGCACAATATTATCTCCGGCAACATCAGTATCACTGTGGCATCTATCAACATAGCTGTCATAGTATGTGATATCGAAGAACCAAGTCTGGATAACGTCTGTGCTGACGTACAGTCTGACGGAACTGTTGCTTGCCCACTCGATTCTATCAATGAAGGCATAGAACCATTTATTGGTAAAGTTGTTGTTCTGGTACATGATGTAGTTACAGTTATACAGCAAGTCCACTTCACCGTCTACAACAATTGTGTTATTCTTTTTAATGTACTGGAAGTTCTCGTAGGTTTTAATTGTTTTACCTAAGAAATAGGCAGTTTGTGCTTCTCGGTTAGGAAACCACAGCGTGTTTCTGTAATCACTCTCGAGCGGAGTGTCGAGTAGTCTTAAAGCAGTTGTTGGTGTAAACATAATTTGTACCTCTCTTGCCCCTGTCCCGCCCTCACTGGTCTAAAGCTCAACCAGCTACCGTAAGAGAGAAAATTATGGAGCAGTTACGTTAGGAAGATTACTCTTCGGTGAATGCCCACGCATTAGCAAACGGACTGCAAGCCATAGTCTCCCAGTGATGCAGGAAGTAGGTGCGGCTCAGAGTGCTTGCATTGTACGGGGTTTCGGCCATCTGGAAGCGGTTGTCGTGGGTACGCAGGAAGGTGTTGTCTGCGATGATTGCCAGCGTCTTAGCGGCATCACCGGTATCACCAAAGCTGTCAACCATCACCTGACGGCCAAGGAAGTCAGCCTTGCTCATGTTGAACGCCTTAGCCAGAACTTCAACGTCAGTGAAGGCGGCAACGTCAGCACGAACCAGAACGCTGATACGGTCAGGAGAAGTCCAAGTAGTCAGGGGGGTTGCGTTTGCAATGCCCTGAGCGGCAGCCATCTTCTGATAGCAGTTGTACTTGGTAGAGGGGAACTGGAACTGAAGATACTTGGCACGCAGGTCGGTGACAAGGGTTTCAGCAAAGGCCCGGTGGTCAGCGCCAGCGGCCAGAGAGGTTGTGTTGATGTTGCCATCGTTGATAGCCTGACCAACAACACCCTTCATCAGCGTGAACTCGTCGATGTTGTCACCACTGGTCAGAGTGTTCAGAATCATCGAGACGAAGTTGTTGAAGGTATCAGCGTTGGTGAAAGCGCCAGCCAGAACGGCATCATAGACAGTAACCTTGTACTTGTCCTGCCGGTTGCGGCGGTAGTACACAGTCTTAACGTCAGGAGAAGCAGGGGACAGAACGTCACTCATTGCAGAGCTGTCGTAGGGAGTAGCAACAGCGGGGTTCGCAATGCTGTCCTGCACGTCAGTGCCATAGGGGATATCAACTCCCTTGAAAATGCGAAGGGGGTTGTCATAGGTCATGTTGTGCGCTTCCTGAAACAGAATGCGGTTCACCAGACCGTTGATGAACTCATTCATAAAGGGAGTGTACTGCATGATAGCGCCACCAGTTGCCTGAAGAGTGGCATTGGTAGCAAGCGGGATGTTATCTTTCAGCGTGGAACTAGTCTCAATGACTGCGTTCACAATGTCGATAGCAGTTGCCATAGTTTGTCACTATCCTTTCTAAAATGTTTAACCATAACTCGCTTCCGCTCGTGCGGGAGATGAATAATGGTTTGGTAAAGATTTGCTTTGCAAATCAGCCCTTGAGGTTAAGACGGCCATTGGTAAACAGGCGGTTGATGGGGTCTTTGTCCTCTTCCGGGCGAACACCCTGCTTTAACTGTTCCTCAGGAACAGTAACACGAAGGAAGAGATTCATGTTGTCTTCTTTCAACTTCGCATTTTTAGCGGTGAGGTCATCCACACTGCGCAGAGCGGTCGCTTTTGCGGCAACCTCTTCACTGAAACCAGTGGTCAGTTCTGCCAAGATATTGGTTACTTCGCCTTGGTCTGCGTTATCTCCCAAGTGCTTGATAAGCTCCTGTGTCTTGGCATTGAAATCGGCAAGCTCCATAATTTGCTCCTTTCAATTATTTAGTGGTTGTTCGGTAGTCCCATCGTGACTTTCCCTCTCTTACATCCACATGAACAAAGGTATTGTATATACCAAGTCCAAGCGAATTAGGGTATTTAGAATTGAGCCACGAGTACAGCTTGAGCGGCGAAACGCCAGAGATATGAATGTCTGCGGCGTTGCCGAACATATGCTGTGATTTAGGACTGGAATTTTTAAGTGAACTGTTGTAAGCTACTGTGCGATAGGCTGAGTTGATAATGAGAGGTTTGTTGTAGTGGTTGCGGATGATTTCAAGCAGTTCAAGAAGTGCTTTGTTAAGCACAATGACACGGGATAAGTCAGAACAGCGAAACTCGTGCGCTTTGAAGTGCGGAGACAAGTGTTCATCGGGGTTGAGGGTGTAGTCGAAAACATAATACGATTTAGTGTTCAATGTGTTCACCCTCTTCTTTCTTGTTCAGTGCAGACAGGAACGGCGCAACCAGTTTAACCAAGTCGGGGTTAATCTGACCCAGATTCTCAAGCACAGAAATAGCTTCCGTAACGATAACCAGAGTGCAGATAGTTACGGCGGCAGGGAAATTGAAACCCATGTTCACATAGTCCATAGCATAATCAGCGAGATAGCCGAACGCAATGAACAAGATAAAACTGGCTTTCTTGTAAATTCCTTCCCTTGCCTTTGTGGAGTTCAACTCTTTGTTTTTGACAGCTTTCAACACTCCGGTGAAAACGTCAATCACCATAAAGGCCAAAGCAAGTTTTACTTCCACTGGAACGGAATAGACGGCATTCATAAGCTCACCCCCTTTCCGGTCTAGCTTCTATAATTATTATACCATAGGTAGTTGAAAAATGGAAGTAGGTATGATATAATTATTTTAGAGAGAAAATGTTCCACATGGAACAAATAGGAATGATTCCTAAAAAGGAGCTGATACAATGGGCGACTTCTATGACGGTACAAAGCTACTGTCTTTGATGGACACAAACGGTAACAAGCCAGAGATTTATATGTGCACCACCAACCGTTCTGGCGGTAAGACTACTTGGTTCAACCGGTATTGCGTCAAGCGCTTTATCAACTACAAAGAGAAGTTCATGTTACTGTATAGGTTCAACTATGAACTTGACGGGTGCGCTGACAAATTCTTTAAGGATATCGGCGTTCTGTTCTATCAAGGACACGCAATGACCTCTCAGCGTAGAGCCGCTGGCATTTACCATGAACTGTTTCTTGACGGTGTTCCATGTGGCTATGCTGTAAGCATCAATGCGGCAGACCAGATTAAGAAGTATTCTCATTTTTTCTCAGATACCACCCGAATGCTCATGGACGAATTCCAGAGCGAGACAAACCATTACTGTGCAGATGAGGTAAAGAAGTTCCGGTCTATCCACACTTCTGTTGCTCGTGGGCAGGGTGCTCAATCTCGGTATGTTCCTGTTTATATGCTGTCTAACCCTGTTACCCTGCTGAATCCTTACTATGTTGCAATGAATATCAGCTCACGGCTGAATGACAACGTAAACTTTCTGCGTGGCGTTGGTTGGGTACTTGAACAGGGATATGTAGATGCCGCTTCTAAGGCCCAGGCTGAATCTGCTTTTAACAGTGCGTTCAGCGGTGACACCTACGATGTGTATTTGACACAAGCTGTGTACCTGAACGACAGCTCTGCATTCATTGAGCGTCCTACTGGCGCTTCTCGTTACTTGGGTACTATCCGTTACATGAACAAAGAATACGGGTTGAGAGAATTCCCAGACACAGGTGTTATTTACTGCGATGATAAACCAGACTTGACTTACAAGTTCAAGCTGGCTGTTACAACAGACGACCATAGTGTGAACTATGTTATGCTAAATGCGTACAAGATGTTCACAGACCAGATGCGGTATTTCTTTGACCGTGGCGCTTTCCGGTTTAAGAATCTGCAATGCAAGGAAGTTATCTTGAAAGCGCTGTCTTACTAAGACACGTTCACGAAGTGAACAAAACAAATCTGCGCTATGCGCACACTTATGACGCATGAGCGTAGCGAATTAACTTATCCCTCTGAGACAGTACCACCGATACAGGCGGGTTTTGCAACGGCGATGAACCGTCCGCTATGTAGTTTCGTATCTGCAATGCGCTTTGGTGCACCTCAGAGACAGGATATAGAAAACCCCTCTTGCCGTTCCGTTAGGTTCGACTTGAGGGGTTTGTTTTATACGTTTACAGCAATAATACACGCCGCTAACCGAACGATTATATTGCAGTTAAAATACTTAACTTTGCCTGTTTCCAGATTAACTACCATACTGTTATAGTATTTATCAGCTGGCATTACCACCTCAATGCCAGCAGAGCCGCAAGAACCAACAGTGCGTCACAGATGTACACCGATTTGTCAAGTTTATATCTGTCTCTGCATACAGTAATGTAAACCGAATAGGATGCCGCAAATGCAAACACAATAACTCCACTCACTTTTTATTCTCCTTTTCTTTGGTGTACCACAGCATAAAACCAGAACCAGCAATAATTGCTGTGAACGTCTTATTAGTGTCAACGTGATACATGAAAACTTTAGACCTCAGCATATCATTGGACAGAGATGAAACTTTGATTGCACCATCGTTGATGCCCGGCAGATGCACATACTCTCTGTTAAGAGAATATGCAACGTACATGAGTGAATCTTTAGACAGGCATTTTCTATCATAGTTCTCTCCGGGGATACGAATTAACAGGTGCTTCTTTTTGAGCTTTTCTTCTGCCACTCCTTTTGCATCAGGGATAATCCCATTACCCATTCTGAGTTCCCCCTTGTTGTAAGCACTCACCAGCGTTTACTGCTGTCACCTTGTGGAAGATATACCAGTCCTCAGGCTCAGGCTGATAGTGCTTGATATGATATTTGCAATCAACGCAGTCACAACCGCCTGTGCGCTGGTCATAGGAGCAGTCACAGATTTTGTACAAGTCTTTCATCCTGTTCACACTTTCAAGACAATTAAAATATGGTCAAATGCACCATCTGTTATAGGACAAGTGCGGTCTGGCATTATTGTAGCAAATACAACAACAGTTTTATCTTTATATTGTGCCCATTGTTCCAGCTTGCCCATTTCTATATCGGCGATTTTGTCTCCGTTCTCGTACCACAGTTCTGCTGTGGTGTGTTCATCAATGTCGCTCCACGAATGCCATAGTTCTAACAATGTAATCATCTTACACACTCCCTTACTTGAATCCTTACTTTGTCTTTACGAACCTCAAACGTGCTCACATGAAGATTTCTGAACTGGTTCTTCATGGGGTCAAACCTTCCACGATACAGAAGCGTGAAGAAACTCCACAGCTCAAACTCGGTTTTCCAGCCACAGTTCTGGCAAGACTGGTAAAATTCTTCTACAGTCATATTTATACCTCGATTTTGATTCTATTATTCTCAGCGTCATAGTCAAAACTAACAACCGCGTAATTTGCATATCGTTTGAGCATATCTTCACTGTAAATGTACGAATGAAATTTACCGCTTTTGTGCTCAAATACATCAATAATGGTAAAAGGTGTCCAACTATTGAACGCATTCCATAAGTCAACTACTTTCATAAAAATCACCTCATTTCAAAATGATGTGCCACTGTTTTACAGCACAATGGTCTGCTTCAATAGGATAAGCCATCCAAACTTCACTGTCTTTATATCTGCGACCGATTTCTTCCCAATGAACGTCATCAAGAAGATGATTATAGCCGAATTTAGTAAGTTTATAAGTAGCGTAATTATCTGTGGCAACGCACTTAATCAATTCTCGCAGTGTCATTATATCACCTCATTGTAAAATCAGTATCAACCAGCAACACACCACCTTTAATTCTTCTAGGAAGTAGTTTGCCTGGAACTGTTAAACCTGTCTTGAAATCTTTGAATGTCCTTGTCTTACTAAGAAATGCAATCTCTTCTGGTGTAAGGTTAGAATCGGAAAGTGCTTGTTTCTCATTTCTTGGATTTATGCCGTTCTCAATGTCCTCTGCAACTTTGTTGTCAAAGGATTCTGCAAACAGGTCTTTGCACTTTTTTGGCATTCCTGCGCACTTGATGTTGTAATAAGGGTTCTCTATCGGCTCTAAGTCCTCGGCTACAACGTGCTCAATGTACGTCTTTTGTCGCACAAACCAGCCGATATCCCAGCTCGATTCTAGCTTCCAGCAACAGAAATTTGATGGGTGCACTGTAATACCTTTTAACTGCTCAGGCGGCAGGTCACAGTGTATACTGTCTGTGTCGGCGTAGATAAATCCGGGCTTGTCCTTTCCGTAATAATTTTGTTGAGCCGCACGAATGGTAAAGTTGCGGGCATAACTAGTGATAGCTGAACCAACTGGAATGTATCCGGGTTTTTTGTCATTTTCGTCCACCTCGTAGAATCCAACAGAACCATCATCTTTTTCAAATGCAACTTTGAAGGAGCTGTTCATGCTAGATGCCATTTTTCCGTATAAGTTGTTTAGAAATAGTTTTGCAAGTTGTCTCATAGCGCCTTTGCTTGTTTTTTTGATTGCGGCATACTTGTCAATGTACTCGTCAAACAGGCCAATAGTTGAATCAAACTCACAGTAATCAAGTAGTTCATAATCAACTAGATTATAGTGTTCACGCAGTAGAATGAAATCTGTCTGTGTTAATGTAAGCTCAACTCGTGTATCGTGTAAGTTACCGTCAATGTCATAGTATTCGGAACGTGGAATACCGTCTTTGCCAACAATATCTGAGCTTTCCAACGCTTCTGTTCCTTTGTATATCCAAGAGCCTTTAATCTGTACAAAAGGCAACTTACCGGGTTTCAGATAGAACCGGGTCTTAATGCGGAAGAAATAGAACTTTCCGTATTCCCACAGCTTTTTAGGCTTTTCTGTCGGCTGAAACCAGAACGGGTCATATTTAATAGGGCAATTGTATGCGTCCCAGATATCACCTTCGTTTGCTTCAACATGAATGAACTTAGGCTTGCCAATAGGATAATCTGAGCCAGATTCAGAGTGCATTACAGAGGGATACAGACTGTTCACATCTGCTGTCACACCATTTCTGTACTCCTTGCACTCTTTGCCTTTCACCAGATAACACCAGCCACCTTTGTACGATTTGTGAATCCATTCACCAGCTGTGCTAGAACCATAAACTTCTGGGTCAAGTGGTATTTTGTACAGGTCTGGGAACAGCGTGCTGTAATCGTCTCCTACTGTGTGCCCCTTCTTAAACTCGTCCAAACAGCACGAACCAATTGTCAGTTTCTTGTGACCCTCTGAGAACATAAATTCAAGTGCTTCTTTGATAACTAGAACGTCATTTGCAATGTACTTTAGTTCTTCTTGAGAGATAGGGCAACCAGCGTATCTGTGCCCTTTATACTCCATATCTAGTTTCTGGTGTTTGGTCTTGAAACTGATACCGATTTGTTTCAGGCTGAATGGCAGTAGTTTAAGACTGTCTTTAAGTTCAATGTAGTGTCCATTCACTTTGATAGTCATGGTGTACCATTGGCCCATATCTGAGATAACATATTTGAACGACCTATCAGGCATTTCCCAGTTCTTTTTGAACTTGCCACCTTTCTGGTCTGGCGCTGGGTCAAAGGCTTGCTTGAATTTGAGGTCATAGAGTAAATACGACAACCAGAAGTTTCCATCAAATTTGAGGTTGTGGAAGTATACCACAATGTTCTCGTCCAATGATACATAATACTTATACAGCTCACCAATGGAATGGAAAACCATAACGTCCTCAGTCCACAGTTCAACACTAGCGGCACTCCACACCTCAGTCGCTGTCTGTTGTCTCGTATTCTCTTCAACTGTTGTCTCAAAGTCAGCACTGAAAGTTCGCCACTTTTCGGAACGTGACATTAGATATCATTCCTCATTATCGTCATAGTTGAACTGCCCTTCAATAACGTCTTGCATATCACTCATTCTATGCCGTATGACACCGGGTTGTCTATCACTCGGCATAAATATTTTGAGCACAGTTTGCAAAGCGCTTGCGGCATTTCCAGCATAACCAATAGCGGCTATAATAGACGCTTCTTGTAACTCGGTATAATTATCATTTATACGTTGTGCAACCGCCTGTACACCTTCTCTTGCAACAAGGGCTTGCAAAGCGGCACGCATTTCATAGATGTTCTGGCGGTTCTCTTCAACCATCTTTTCTTTGCCATAATCTCTGTCACCTCTATAATCCGGTGCATCCCAATTGACGTGCATAGTTCTCCACCACGATTCGTCAATAGCAGTTGTTGGTGAATGAGTAACATCAGTAAGAAATTGCTCAAATTCACCGTATGCTTTTAAGTCAACAAAGGACTGTGCAACAGTTTCAGCTGTGTTGTCCAGCATAACCTCTTCTTGCCTAGCTGGCTTTACAGGCTCTCTGTAAATAGGACTGCTGGCATAACTAGCATACCGTTCTACTGCTTTTTCACCAGAAATGGGGATGCCCTGTGCGTTCTCAGCGTACACATAATCTTGAACCTTCTGAGGGTCACTTGATATTTGCCGCATTCTCTGCACATCTCTCAAGCGATACTTGTCAAGCTCAATCAAACGCTGTATCTGTGGTGTTACTTCTGCTGTGCCACCTTCTGCCCGCACTTCCTGAATATACTGATTCACCTTGAACAACAACTGCTGTTTGGCCTTTGCCAGCTCTCTAGCGTGCATAGCGGCTACTTGTTGCCGATGATTCATAATTTGTTCGTCTCCTTATAAAAGAATCCCGGCCAGTGAATTGGCCACCAGCCGAGATACTGTAAGTGATTTTATTTAAGAAGAACTTCGCCTTTCTTAATTAGTTGTTATTCATGCTGGTGATTAACCGACCACAACGCAGTCGATGTAATCACGTCCGTTCTTGGAAGTTCCAGTGACAATCTGAATGCTATGGAACTCTTCACCGAACTGACCGAAGGTTGCCACGGCGCTCTCAAAGGAGCGGCAGAACGTTGCAGAGTTGGTGCAGTAGGCATTACCGTCAACGGTAGACAGGGCCAGCAGGTGCATCTCCTTGCCGTCCTTGTCAGGCTCAGTGTACAGCACCCACTTGTCCAACTTAATGGTCTGGCCCTTGATATTGGTCAGCTTTTTGCGCTCGGGAGACTGAATCAGCTTGTACAGGTCAAAAGCAGATACGACATTAGCGGACTTGGCGATGATATTCATAGTGATACTCCTTACTTGTTATGTGTTTGTTGGATGGATAAACTTACTGTGCGTTCTCGTCAGACTTCTTCTGACGCTTGCCGAACTGGGCCGCTTCCTCGGGGGTGATATCGGTTTCCTCGATAACATCGGCGTTGTTGAACCACTGGGCGGCAGTCATGCCATAGGTCTTGACCTTGCAAGACAAGCTGGTAACGGCAACAGGGTTGAACTCGTCATTTTCCCAGACCTTCTGAACGGCCTTGAGTGCGGCAGAGTTGTCAGCGAATGCGCCCTCGAGAATGGCAGTCATATCAACCACCTCAAAGGTGTTCAGGTTGACGGCCTTGACGGTAGCAGTGGTGACAATAGAACGACGGGTGATAGAATACTTACGCATGATGAATACTCCTTTGTTTTGTGTTGTGTTGAAGCGTCTAAATTAGGAGATGGAAGTTATCTCCCACACTTATTGTACCATATCTGGGTACAGATTAACATGGACTTTTGTTGCGTTCGGGATAGAGATTTTATACGTCCAAGTTATGGGACTTTTCGATAAGATTGTCAAAAATTTAACAAACGGGTATTCCCAACTAAGGCGGTACTTTCAACAGTTTCAACATAGTTTTCAACACTCCTTTCTCGTGGTAATTTCCACGTTAGTACCCTGTACCGTAGTACAGGATACCGGCCTAGAAATTACAAGGCAAATAACAGTTCAGCTTTTCGGTAGGTGAAGTGCTCAAGCGGGTAATTAGTACCGGACTTAACCAGCCAGATAGGCAAACCCTCATCAAGCAGATAGGCCATAGCGTCAGTAGGCGTTTTGAACCTGTTTTCAATATCCGGGTAGAACGCCACATCAGGGTCATCAAAAACCCTCGTGTCCATAGTGTAATAGGTGTTCTGGAGCTGTTCAGCTGAATACTGAACCAGCAAATACCGATACACCCGGTGCGCCAACTGAGAAGCGGTTAAACGTGCATTCATTTTGCAGAATCCTCCTTTGCATCCATGTACCCGAAAATGTACTGTAATACTTCATCCAAGTCCTTTGCCGTGTTTGTCGGAACATCAGCCTTGACCATAGTACGGGCCAGTGACAGTGCGTTGTACAGCTGAACCAGTTCAGCGGGTTTGTAATTCTTGAGATATAACCTAATCATATCACAGCCATCCTTTCAAAGTTGCGTACAGGTACAGGCCAAAGCATACAGCAACAGCCGCTAAAATAGGTGCGATACACTGGAAATGATACAGAGACATTTTTCATGCCCTCACTTTCTCGTGGTAGTTCCCACGTTAGTACCCTGTACAGCGGTACAGGATACCGACCTAGGAATTACAGATTGCATTTGCTCATATCGTTAAATGTCAGTTGCTTTACGAGATAATAACATTCATATCGCTTTGCATACATACAAGCGGCGGCACACGCTCTACCGTATGAACTATAAAGCCGTTCAATAACAGTTATAGGGTTCTTGCTACTGTAATAGAACAATACAATACGATACCATTCTTTATTTCTCATGTTAGAAATACCCCACCTCCATGCCAACTTTCTTTGCAAGAGTTGTAAAGGCTTTATCATTGGCACTACAATCATCAATCCAACCGCAACGTTCCTCAGCAGTTGTGAACATACGAGCCATATCCCATGCCAACCGGACGTAAATATCACTGTATTCACCGGACTTCTGAACAGCCGTAACGTGTTCGGCCCACTTCTGACGATTGAACACGTCACTGAACCAGTACTCAGCACGGGACTTGAGAACCGAATAATACTTTTTCATTTTCATAGTTGTACACCTCTTCAATATACATTCGGCTTGCCATCATCAGCGTACAAGTTGCCATCTTGTGCGGACACCGGAATTAACCGGTGTTTCGACTTAGTAGTGGAAGCGTTTGCCACTATTCTCATACCACTGCAACATTTCAAGTGTATCACGTACACCCCAATTTGCGCTCATAGTATAGCCTTTTTCCTTGCCTTTCAACTTGAAATAGCAGTTTTCACCTAACCATTCGGTGGTGAAGCTATTAACATGCCGTGCCGTGGTGCGGCTACAATCAACAGGGTAATACAACTTGACTGTCTCAATGTATGTTTCCGGGTCAAAGCAAATCTCCATCATCAACGTGCGGTAACTGTACAGGTAAACACCCTTAAACGCATTAGTCTTGCTATCGCGAATGATTTCAACGTGGCAGTTGGCGGCGGGCATAGAACGCATTTTGTAACTAGTAGTCATAATAGTGCACCTCTTCAATGTTACTTGTGTTCGTGGATATCCCCACGTTAGAACCCTCAACATGGTTAAGAGTTCCGACCTATGGATATCAGAAGCAAACAACGTTCTTAAACTTCACGTCAAATTCATCAGTGCCGTCGCCGTGCAGTTCAGCCACATTACCACAACAAATCAGCCTGTTGTTGGCATCACGCAAATACCAACGGGAACGGTCAAACTCGATGCGGTCGCCCCACACACTTGTCACATAATTCCAACAGCGGTCGCCCCATTCGGTGGTGCAGTCAAGGTACATCTCAATCTTAACAGTCTTTTTCATACGAACATCTCCTCAATGTTTCTCTTGTGATTCAATTTGTGGTTTCTTTCCACCTATATTGTATCACATTTCTTGTTGTTTGTCAAGAGTTTTCTTTGAACCTCTGTTTTGGACTTCTCTATGCCGTTCCATCTGGCTCTTTGTTGTTCCCTCTTTCATTGTCTATATTATACCACCGTTGCAGTACAATGTCAACAGGTAATTTTTACCACTGTTGTTCTATGACGTTGTGACAACACTGTATAGTTGTACAACATACTGTAGTGCTCCATGGGCGAGTACAAAAAATTTTTTTCTGTATTCGTAA